CCTGACTTTTCGTCCAAATCCAACCGCTAAATCCGCCGTATTTGACGTTTGTATGATCTTTTTACCCGGATATCTACCCAAAAACCAGCTCGGCAACAAATAACTCGCAAATTCCGACTTCGTATGACGCGGAGCCATATTAATAATCAGCCGTTTTATCTTCCCCGCAGCTATCTCTTCAAATTTTTTAGCAACCAACGCATGATGCCTCCCAGGAATAAACCCCGGCCACATCATCTTTACATAATTCAAAAACTTTTCCTGAGCCTTCTCCCTCTCCATCGCCTCCTTATAAACTTGGAAGTCGTAAAACAACTTCTCCTGCTCGTTTATAGGCAGTTTCGAGATCAACTCAGCTATATCACTCACTCAACGTTCCTAAAATTTATATAAACCGGGCGAATACTCCTCTTACCCTTCACCTTCTTTAAAACGCCAAGCTCAATCAACCGATCAACCATATGGCTCGTACTCCCAATACTCTTAACCCCCCTCTGATTACATATATCTCTTATAGACGGGCTACATCCAAACCTCTTCCACCACTCATCCACCACTATAAATACTTCCCTTTGCGCCGGTGTCATATCTTCCTCCAAACATTTTTCAAAAGTCGTCCGCTTTCTAACCGCCATTTTGCGATTTATTAATAACTTCGTTTCCAAATCACTTCGTTTTATCTTCATATGTAATACTTTTGGGGGGGACAATTATAACCGTTATAATTGTCCCTAAAAAAGTTCTAATATATACCCCCCCATGTAATCAAAAAGGTTTCGATAAGGGGGTGTTTTCTGTGGATTGATCGCTTTCTGGGGGTAAACTTTTTGATGGGGGTAGGGTGTCTGGAATAGTATGTAGCTCACCAAGGGACTCCTGAACGCCTAAAGGGGTGTGTGGGGTGCTCGATGCTGCTCCGGATAATTCGTCAAGGAGTAGGTCAACTTCTTTCACGTCAACGTCAATAGCTTGGCTCTTCATCATAGTCTTAAGCTCATCCATTAGCTTAGATCTAGCGTCGGCGCTATTAGTAATGTGCGTTACTTCCTTACGTTCGGTAAACGCTGAGACTTCGGTTACTGTTCCGAGTACTTTGCTTGCGTTGATCTTTGCACTGTGTGAGGCATCAGGGTCAATGATGACCTGAACCAGTGATTGAATAACAAGCGCCCTTAATTGTGCAGGAGTACGATGTTTTTCCGCCTCTATTGCTAGCTTATAGGCTTCTAGTTCAGCTTGAATTCTGTTATCAGCTTTGAGCCTACTAGCATTGTCTCCTATTGTTTTGGGTGTTCCGTTAGTATCGTATGCCTGGCGGTAGGCATCTGCTCCCGTCATACCGAGAGCCAAACCCTTTGCAAATTCTTTCTGTTTTGTGGTTAGTTCACCGGGAACGTGAAGTATTTGATCTATTGGTATCTGGGTTAGACCTTCCTTTACCTGCTTTCTAGTTAGTTTCTTAATAGTCATACTTACCTACTGTCTGAGTTAATGTATTAGACGTTGATTATAGGGGAACATGCAGAGAAACTGCAACGCTTCGCTATGAATACAAGCGGGCGTTAATCAATTAGTACTTTCGTTCTACGGGTTTCCGATTAGAAAATAATTGGTTGAATAGTTGCGAAGTGAATAAAAGTATGCTAAGCTACAACGTATCGTAATTAAGCGAAACAAAGTAAACCAAACAACTAAAGGGATTCAAATGTTATTAAAAGCACGTTTCACAATAAATGTAGAAAAACTCAACGCTATCGTTGACCAGTACAACCAAACAAACGGCGTAGTTAAGTTTCTAACTCAACCAGTATTTACTAGCAATAGCGAAGTAGTAGGCGAACAAAATGAGATTATGTTCTTTATCGGGTTTGTTGCAGGGCTCGGAGTACACGACCTTGAGCATGTAGCAAAGGCTTAAAGGTTAACTGACGAGACTTGAATAGTCGAAACCGCTCCGGCGGTCTTAACCAACTAAAAGGAATTTAAAAATGATGGATTATCTTTATATTGGCTCAACGCCACATGATGAGGATTGTGCCCAGGTAGGCTCAGAGGATTATGCCAACCGTGCTCGCGCAGAATGCCGGCTCTTTGCTTTGCAGATACTTAAACACTATCCCGAGCCCGAAAATGGTTATTTAAAAATAAAAGCTAACGCCCACGACTTTGGCACTTATTACGAAGTGGTAGCAGTTTATGACGTAGAGGACGAAAAATCTACGAATTGGGCTTTTGATATTGAATCCGATACTTTGCAAGTACTGGCAAAGTGGGATGACGAACTACAACCACAAACCGCATAAGGAATTACAAAATGATAACACTATCAACCGAAACCCCTCAAAGCTACTTCACACCTAAACAAGCTCAATTTATTTGCTATCAAAACAATGCGGATGAGTTAGATGGTTGGACATACAAAGTAGAAGATGTAAACAACTCTAAAGGGTTATTAGTAATCCGTGTTTATGACGAAACCGGACACCCTTTGGGATATTTCTAAGGTCTACTGACGAGGCTTAATTAGCCGAAACCGCTCCCGGGCGGTATAGATCAACTTAAAAGGAAATAATCAAATGTATATACCAAAAAAAGCTTTTAAAGATATCAACGACCGATTAGAGCACGGCGATACTTATTTGGACTCAATCAAATACACCGCCTATTTTTACGGGTTCGAGCCCTCAGAGCTCCGCACGGCCTACGAGAAAAGAGCCTACCGCTCCGAGCTCCTTAGCAACACCGCAACCGCATTAGGAATGCTTGCAATTTTCCTTTGCCCGGTAATTTTCTATTTTGTTGCCAGGGGTTAAAAATGAAAGCATACATTCGCACCTATAACTTAAGACCTGACGGAGCAAAGGATTGTTTTACAACTGTCTCAGCCCCGGTTAAATCCGAGCCCCTAGCCTGGCAACTACTGGGACTGCAAGCTACCCGCTCGGGTTATGGCTCTAAGATACCGACCCAATACAAAATCTTATTAAATGGGAAATGGCGGCGAGTATATAGCGCTATTTTCTCAAATATTGGAACGCTTTACATTGGTAAATTATCCGATCGGCTAATTGTTGACATAGAAAGGGCTTAAAAATGTACTGTTTAATTCAAGATAAACACGGCGATATTCTCGCTCAATACGTCCTTGACGATACCGACCCGCTAGATTGTGACTATTACGCCGAACGATTTGGCAATTCGCACGGCGTAGAGCTTGACGGTGAAACCCCCGGCGCAATGATACCGGACGGCGGAGAGGATATCAGAGTCACGTTATTAGAAGACCCAAACAATCCAGTAGTAATCTGGAACTCACACAATTACATCATTAAAAACGAGGAATACTAAACCATGAAAAACCAAATTATCAACGCACTTTATAACTTCGCCAACAAACGCCCAGGACTAGAGCCACGCAATTACATAAGGGACTACCGCGACTCAGAAGGGCTGGCAACTTACCGCAGGGAATCCAGGAGCATAACTAAAGACTTGAACCATGCCCGCGCACTACTTCGCCGCCTGGAACTTTCAGGCATTACCGCCGAGGAAATAATTGAGGCATCAAAGGAGGCATTTTCCGGGCGGTTAACCATTACCGCCACAAATGACGGGATTGTGAAAATCAATTATTGCGTAGGTCAATACTTCCCTACCGAGTACCGCAAAGCAGTAGCCGCCGTTTGTGCTCGAGCTTTATGGAACTATTGGCGCGAAGATTCAAAGACCGCGGACAGTATTCGCAACACCGCCCGCCGTGAACTTCCCCGCGCTATCGCTCGCGCATACTTTAATTAAGGTCTACCAATGTATAAAGTAATTGAAAAGAATAACCCGCTCGCCGTACATTGTATTTGTGACACCCTGGCACGCGCCGAGCATTGGATTAAACACACCGCCCCGGAGTATTGCTCAAAGGGTTATTTTATAAATAAGACCTTGAACCCGGAAAGTTTCACAATTAAAAAGGCTTAAACCATGTACACAGTAACCTACAAAGACACAGGCGGCGGGCTATTCGGCGATTCTATGGAAACCCGCACATTCTCAAAATATCAAAGTGCCCGAGTATTCGCCCGGGTAAAACGCGGAACTATAACAAAGGTTTAAAAATGCAATTTAAAGAATTAAAAGCAGATCAAAAATTTTACGACTTAAACAGTGGAGAATATTTTTTAAAAGTATGTCAAAACTGTGCGGAATGGTTACCAAATTCTCATCACCAATCCGGTCAATTAGTTACTTTTGATGAGGATGAATTTGTTGATTTGGTTTTGGAAAAATAACACAAGGGAAAAAAATGAAAACTTATGAAGTACATGCAACAGTAACAGAAGTTTATATTATTGAAGCCGATAACTTTGATGATGCTATTGAAAAAGCATCAGAAATGAGTAGCCCAACTTATACAAACTCGCAAGGGTTTGATTATGTAATTGATCGGGAAACTAGCGAAGACTTATTTTTATAATTTTGAATTGAAGGCTAACAAATGAAAACATTATTCCATGACGAATTACACGCACACCGTACCGCTCGCCGAGCTCAGGAAACCCAGCCAGATAAAAAATTCATAGTTGACCAAGTTATTTGGGGCTATAACGCCGCCTGGATTATTTACATTTTGGACACCGATGACCGCATTGTCGGACGCCTCTAATTTTCACAATCAACAAAAAGGAATTACAAATGGGATATTTTTCTAAAACATGCGCTAAAACTAACATGCCAATAGTTGCAAAAGATCGAGGATGGCCGCTATTTCACCAAGTAGTTGCGCTCACCCCTGACAAAATTGTGCGCGGTTCTTATGATGGATATGGTCGCGTTGACGGGGAAGACTTGCAGGAAGTATGGGACAAAGTAAAAATTGTTTTAAGTCACGCATACGAAGGGGAGACCTACGACCAACTGGCAAAATCGGGTCAGGAACTGGGACAGGGTTATTTTATGGCGGATGAATTTTTAAGGGTTTGCACTTTTAAAAAATCTTTTAAGAATTACGCGGAATATAAAAGAACATTTAAAAAACACGCTAACTGGATCTGATAACCCATTTTTCACGCCTGAGTCAGGCTTAAAGGAACTACTACTATGAATTATTTAAAATATTTCCCCGACTATGACGGACTACTTCCCCAGATAGATGGATTCAAAGATTCATCCTGGCCCGATGATATATGCCCAACCCTGGAGTACAAAATCAACGACAATCATTATTTAAAAATATTTAGTGATTATGTAGACCCAACACGGCGCGAAGTGGGCGGCCTTAGGTTTTCGGTATCCCTAGGAAATACTGACGAACTAAAACCGATTTACACTACCGAGTCAGAGTCACTATTAAAAGCATACATCAAAGGGTTTATTGAGGCCATTGATAATGTACTAGAAATCTACCTAAATGATTAAAGCATTATTCACGATTGATCTAATAGAGGACGAGGACGGGAAAGTCCTTGTTCGTTCTGAATATACTGGCACGGGTCAGGCTGTGGAGGAAATAGGGCACGATATCCTCAGGCAATTACTATTAGCCGAGTCCATTAGTGGCGGAAATATAACAGTCCAAACCCTCCACTACTTAGCTCATATTCAATAATTGGGTCAGGCTTAGACCTGATTTAAGCAGTCCCTGGCGCTTGTGCGCGTCATTAAAATCTTCTCCTACTACGGGGCTAATCCAGTACGGAGCACCGATTTCCTTAGCTATTCTCTCCCCCGTACCGCTCGCGTCATTGTCAGCAATCACCACGATTGGGTCAGGCTTCAAAGATTCTGCAATCTTTTTTACATTGTGCGCGGAAAAACACACATGGATTGTGTACTTCCTCTTCATGTGCTTGAGCACCTTACGAACCGATAACCCGGTCGCATAACCCTCACACAAAATATGTGGGCCTTGATTGTCAATTACAAACTCTGCCAGGCTAGTGCGTTGACCGTACAAGAATTTCTTATCTCCTGATTCGTCAATCAACTGACAACCGACAATCAACCCAGCCACGCGCATTGGCACAACCAATAGCTTTTCCGAGTCACAAGCATAGATCAACCCCTCCTCATCCTCAAACCCTTTAGCCTTTAAGTATGGATGAGTACCGAGCTGGCACTTGGATATGATTGAGTCAACCTTAGCCTTTGCCTCCTGGTTTAATCTAATTCGATCCTGATCTACCTTGTGCAACTGAGCTCTGAGTTTAGCTGGGTCAGTCTTGATGCTTGAGTCAGAGTTCCAAATTGATACTTCTGTATCTGTCGCATGATTCTGGACAAATGCCATATCACCCATAAACTTAACCGCACCATTACGCTTGTTTGGATGATCCTCTGTTGGGTATCTTTTCCATACGCCTATTGGTGGCATCTGATTCACGAGTATCCCGTGCGCCTTACAAAAACTAAGCAGATCCATTGATTCTCTCTCCAATCCATCTCATTACTGGAACAGCCATTGAATTACCAAGTGCTTTATATCTTGGACCATCGGGCGTGTCTTTCCCTTTTGGCTTGATGTCGGTGTAATTATCAGGGAATCCTTGCAGTCTCTCGCATTCAACTGGCGTTAATCTTCTAACTGCCATAGACGCCTGATAAACCGCATTAACTTGCTGAGTAACTTCTGAGGATTGCGGTGACCTTGAAGGGTCATTTGTAGTTAGCGTTGGAGCAATAACAGTTCCAATTGATTCATTTACTCCGCCTTGTGGGCTTTTAATAGTTTGATTGACATCCGATAACGAATGGTTGTAGGTGTCAAAAGCAGCAACTCCATGACTATGTGCTTTTGTTAGAGTTGGACATGGATCACCTGGATTTCCTATTCCAAAACCTCTGCGATTATCTTCTTTATCTCTACCTAACAAATTCATGGTATTTAAAGGTATTGGTTGTGCAACTCCATGCACACCCGTAGCATTAAGGGTATACATCGGACCACCCTCTGTAAATCCATCCCCATTACCGCCATTCTGCGGTTGCCTACCAATAGTATTCTCTGCCAATGCTATCGCCTGAACGAATGGAGTATTACCTCCGCCAGTACCCCAACTAGACGTTACAGTTTGGCATACATCACCCATTAGCTTGACCCTGGAGTCACTTGGGTGGTTCTCATACACTACGCACTCTTCATGGTTGTTGCGACTCGCTCCAAAACGTGCCGTAATAGTTCCTGCAACTTGTGGATCACGAGGCTCTACTATGCACTTTCCTTCAGATACATATTGATTACCTACTCCTTTGAAGTCTCTAGCGCACAACGCTCCAACGCTATCTGTAGAGCTTCTGGCAATTTCTTTCCTCTGCTCTCTGCTCGGCGGAGGATTCCCGCGCAAGCTTTCTGGCTCAAAAAGAACCTTTGCGGCAGACTCCCAGTCTCCAAGACATCCGACAACAAACACACGACGGCGTCGTTGGGCCACTCCGAAGTACTGAGCGTCAAGGACTCGATAGCTCCACCCATACCCGAGTTCTGCCACCGCCCCGAGGAAGGAACCAAAATCCCGTCCTCCATTTGAACTGAGGACACCCGGCACGTTTTCCCATACGAACCACTTGGGTCTAAACTTATCAAGAATTCCGCAATAGACGAGCATAAGGTTTCCCCTTGGATCTTCAAGTCCTTTTCTGAGCCCGGCAACGGAAAAAGATTGGCAAGGTGTTCCACCGACCAGAAGGTTAACTGTTCCAAGATCCCACTCCTTATATTTAGTCATATCCCCAAGATTAGGGACGTTTGGGTAATGATGTTTTAATACTTCGCTTGGGAACTTTTCAATCTCACTGAAACCGACTGCCTCCCAGCCCATGTGATGCCATGCTACTGTGGCGGCCTCAATACCCGCGCATACGCTTAGATATCTCATGTATTGCGCTCCCTCAATATTTTCTCAACCCACTCTGCAACCCGGTGGGGGTCGTTTGCTAATAATGGATTGAAGTCGTTCCAGTCAGCGCCATTCAACCCTACCCAGCCCTTCCATCTCGGCTCTGAAATAGATTTGTTCTGCATCTTTATCTCACGCTCTATGCGCTCAAACTCTTCGTCTTCAGGTGTCTTCATTTTTTCTTCGCCTTCTTTAATAGCTTTTGCTGGATCAAAGCATGACCAACCCTACCCCTGATGTAATCATTATTGGTATAGCCAAAATACGCCGCAAAATCTAGCTCTTCCTTGAAAATTACGATCCTTAACTTAATCTTTCCCTTTTTGTTTTTAACTATTACTGGAATCATCTTGCCCTCTTCATCTTTCTTATGTATGCCTTGATTCTGGAGTCAATAAACTTCTCCACTTCCAGGCTGGGTTGCTTGGGTGTATCGGATAAATTCTTAGGCCATACCCCAAACTTGTCTTTGTAGGTGTGAGCTGCCCTGCCCTGCGACCACCCGGAATGATGCGTATACCACTGCAACTGCGACCACCAGTCCTGCTTATTCTCCCTAGACATAGTTGCTAGTTCTGACATCTCGCCGGGTACGGATTCCACCTTGTTTTTACGCTCTCTGACATGCCCGCAATGGCTACATACATCCATATACCCAGGCATATATGCCGAGCACTTAGGACATTTAGCCTCTTTCTTTTCCATCTCTGTTGGCTCTTTCTTAGGCTTCTCCTTGCTATCGTCCAACTGGCTGACACCGTTTTCGTATACGTCTTCCCAGTCCTCACGAAATCTTAAGTAGTTACCGCTATGGTCTAACCAAACCGCGTAAGGCTTAGATTCAGGATCATCCTGGTTTGACCTCATCACGCGCCCCATTTGCTGAATGTGGCTGGATAGTGACTTGGAGAATGGACGAGCTGATACCCCGATCATTACGTCTGGTGTGTCAAATCCCTTGGTTAAGATATCTGTAGCTATGAGCCCATGTATCTCTGTGTCAGGCTTGCTGAACTCCGCAATGACTTCCTTCTTAAACTCATTATCATCCCTGTAGCTGATGGAGATAAAGTTATAGCCCTGCTCTGCAAACTTCTGGCTTAGATCTATCCCGTGCGCCACCCCCGAGCAAAACACAATAGTCTTCCTCGGTCTACCGAATATCTCATGTGTCTTCTTAATCCACTCGGTGACAATATCCCCGGTAATCTGCATTCCTCTTGTAGACGATTCCTTTTGTGACCATTCCCCGGCTACCTTCTTAACCCCCTCCATGTCTATCTCTTTGGCTACGAATACCCTCAAAGGCACGAGCACACCCTGATCCACGAGTTCTTTTGTTGTTATTGTGGATACAACGTTTTGGTAAATCTTTCCTAGTCCCTTAGTGAATGGTGTAGCAGTTAAACCTATTACTCTTACGTCTGGATTGTTCTTAATAAACTCTACTGTCTGATCCCGCGTCTGATGCGCCTCATCAACAATTAACAGTTGGAGCTCGGGTATCTCCCCCCTCTTTTCTAACGTTTGAGCTGAACATACCTGGATATGCTCATAGGGTCTGTACCGCCAGTGACCTGACTGTAACACCCCGTGATCAATCTTGTACCTATCCAACCTTTGGCTGGTCTGGTCGCAAAGCACAATCCTATCTAGGATCATGGCTGACTTGTTTCCCTTGGATCTGGTGGCTTCTAAGAGGGCAATAGCCATCTCGGTTTTCCCACCTCCCGTCCCAAGATAAAGTATTTGGCTTCGGTATCCTTTGGCAAAACCTTCTCGGAGCTTCTGCAACCCAAGCTCTTGATAGCTTCTTAACTTTAGGCTAGACACTGTTGTTTTCCTTCTTTATTTCCTTCCACTCCCCGCCATTAACTGGCTGCCAACCATGCGTCTCGGTTAACACTTCGTTTTGATGCCACTGCTCAAGCACGGTAATGGTTTTGCCATCATTTGAATCATACTGATAAACTTGTTTATCTATCCATCTGAGTTGTGTTGTTGGTGTTCGTCTTGTGTTCATTCGTTTTCCTTAAAGAAATCTTCTAAAACTTTTGCCGCCTTTTCGTCCATTCTGTCTTGCCAGTATTTTTTAGCAATGCTAGCTTCCTCTTCGGTCACTGGAATCCATTTGCCGTCCGCATCCTGCTTATTCCACCAAGGTTTGCCATCTTTATGCCCCAGAAACCACATGATTCTTATCCTTTAATTTAGCTTCTATACGCCTTGCATCAAGCAATAGCTGATCGTGGTTATAGTCAGGATCTCCTCTGTATGTACCAAAAATTCCAAAGATATCCTCATCTGTCAACCCTACCCATTCTCTCCTCAATAAATTCTGAACATCGTTGCACATAACTTTTACTGAGTTGTAACCTTCGGCATCGCCACGGTCAGCGAGTTCATAGGCTTCTTGCATTATTCTGATTCTTATTGGTTCAAAATCTTTGTTATTCATGTGTTGCGTTCCTTCAATTTAGCGTCTATTGCCTTAGCAAATCCAATCATGTCTGGAATACTACAATCTTCACCCACCCAAGATTCACTTAACCCCAAAACACCTTTGATGTCGTACTCAGTTAACTCTACCCATTCTGATTTAGCTTGATGGTATCCCTTGCTAAATCCTTCTCCATCAAAGTTTTTAATGTGTGTCTGCAAGTCAACGATGCGGGCTGTTTGGCGTTCTAGCATTGCGTGATTACCATCAATTTCTTTATGCAAAGCATCGCACTCAGTTAATAAAAACTCAATGGCTTCTGCGGCATGTTCTGCTGTATTTGCTCGGGTCTTGTCCCTGAGTTGCTTAACGTATTCTTGGCAAGAATCAATGCTCCAATGGCGTTTGTAGATGTCTTGTTCAGGTATTTCCTGCTCAATAATTTGTCCGTCTACAAACCACACTTTTTTCATTTCTGTTGTCATTTCTCTGTCTCCTTTTGTGGCAAAGTTTTTTTTGCCGTACTGACAGCCTTTATTCTTGGTGTAACCGCAGTCACCACCGCATGATGGACATTGTTTCCATCTAGTCGGTTCATGTTCATTGCCAAAATCAACGTACCACGCCACAGACTTTTCCAGCGCATCTGCCGCTTCAAGTAACAGCAAGTGGTCAGGGCTTGTACCATCACCCAGCCGTAAGCGTTCAATTAAATCATTCATGATTTTTTTCCTTTAATTTATCTTCAACCATCCGCATTGCATCTATGTAGTCTTGCACCGAAATCATGGGCGTTTTGATCTTCATTTGCAATTGAAAATATTCCTCATCCGTCAGACCTGCCCATTCTTTAGTTTGTAATGGAATCTTTGGTTTAATGTAATAATATTTCCATCCCCTAGGAATCTCTACGCCTTGACCAACACCATCCACTACTTCGTATTCTTTCTCTTGCTTTAGTGCTTCTCTCAAATTCTGCCATTCAATAGTGCAAGGTCTGCACATATCTGCATGAGGGGCAAAGGCATCCACCATTCTCTGAGCCGCTTCTCTTAGTTTGTTCATTTCTCAACCTTTTTAAGTTGGCGCTGATATCCTGCTACGGTTTTCTTGAGCTGGGCATTCTCTGCCTGGAATGTATCCCTGCTCTTTGTCACCGCCTTGAGTTCTATCTTTAACTGTTTGATCTCTTCTCTGAGCTCTTGGATAGTCTCCTCTGCAATCTTTGGATCTGGTGCGGAAACCGTTGCCAGTTGGTCGGATAGCTTCTCGTTCTGCTCCATCAAGTAATCTATCGTCTCTTGATCTTTGTTGTGAGCCTCTACCTTTGGCTCTTCCTTTTTCTCTGTCTTGGGTTTCTCTGCTTTGGCTTCTTTGGTAGACCTAGTCCGCTCATATTCATACCCGTCTTTGGTCTTGACTGTTAAGGTCTTGGGCGCTGTTCCGGCTTTGTTTCTTATCTTGCTGACATAGGGTTGAGATACCCCGCAATGCCTAGCTATCTCTGTATCTTTCCAGTCTGACCATTCAAAGTCCTCTACCATCTTCTGGGCGTTCTTACACCGCTCGGCGCGGGTAGGTGGCTTACCATGAGCATTGTTGGCATTCATTCCCTTGAGCTCTGCATCCCGCTGTGTGCCTGTTAGAACCTCTGCGCTGATGTACTCTTCGCCGTTTCTCAGTGAAGCATGGATACGGTGGAATCCATCTGCCGGCCATACGTCTGTGCCGTCATGGTAGACAATAATAGGAGGGAATATCGTTCCATCTGCCATTGCCTCGGCATACTGGGTGACTGTCTCCTGATCCAATGCGCGAGATTGTGTGTTGCCATCCATGCGGATAGCTGAAATTAGTACGTCTTTAATCATTATTATTATTCCTTAGAAAAGTTCCAACCTAGGTAAAAGTACATCCATTTAACCTGGATATTCTTTGATGTATACCTAGCTCCATCCCACTCAAAATCCAATCCGCGCATCTGGATATATTCCTCAAACTTCTTACGCGCTGGTTCAATATTAGTCATTGTTTTCTTTACATTCTTTTCCATGCTCATCGCCTTCTTTTTGATTTAAAAATATCTTACCGCAAGCCGTACATCTGTAGGCTGGCTTAATCGTGTGGACTACCTCCCCCCTCACGTTTGTCGTCCTTCCCAGATACGTCTTTATCTTCTCTATCATCTTTCTGTTCCTCGCCTTTATTCTTAAAGATTCTGTCCCAGTTACTTGAATACTGCTCATGATTTGTCGGCCTTTGTTTTGATCCTTTACCAGCCTCTCTACTCATCCTTATCCCCCTCAACCATTTCGTCAAACATTCTGTTATCAATATATTCATCCAATTCATTCTTATCTGTGAAACCCTCTAAGATGTCTAAATACTCACCCTTTGTCCACTTGCTGCATAGCCAGTTATAGTGCCTGGAATCTCTAATTAAAAACTTATCGTTACGTCTTCTGAGCTCCTCCATTGCCTCACTGTGCAACATAGATAGCTTGTTATAGGAAGTCTCAAATTGCTGCATAACTATTTCGCGCTGGCGGATTAGTAGCTTTTCCAAATCCGCATGAGTCATGTTTAGTGGCTCTTGCAGATTCTTTAAATAATTAGAAAACTCTTCAAATCTTTCTTTATTCATCCCAACCCCCAAATATGATTAGCGCATAACAAAATACAACCATGAACCAAATAGCGGTAGCACTGAGCACCGCAATCAATATAAGTAATTCCCATACTTCATTCATTCTTTAATCCCTTCTCTAAATGAATATCTTGCCTTTGTTTGGCAAACTTGATCTGCTTGATTAAAGTTTCTAACTGCTCTATGGTGTACCACCCCTCCGCAACATAAAACTGTGATTCCCCAACTACTTCTACGATATATTCGTCCATCTTAATTCCTATATAGTTCCACGAAAAATTCTCTTCCTGCATTCCTCTTTGACCTTGGCTGGTATATCAGGTGATATCTCTGCCCAGTCGCATCGGTAAATGACTGCTCCATTTGTAGGAGCTGCCGTCCATATTAGCCCGGCGGTTACAGCGCTTGATATAACTACCATTAGCAAAAACTTAAATACGCTACTCATTCTTGTCCCTATTCGCAATAATTATTTCCATAGTTCTATCTTGTGCTTCATAAAGAGGGGCTGCACATTCTTTGCAAAGTTGGGCGTTTAATCCTCGCCAATGAAAGGAAAACATTCTGTGTGTTTTTGGAAATTCCATTCCTGGATAATCACTACACTCATAAACTTCTGTATCAAGCGTTTTTTTGCATCCATCACAAATATGCTCATAGGTTAACTTAATCATTCTTGCTCCCTATATATCTCATCAAAAATCTTTTCAATCCCGGGCATAACAACTTCTTTAAATGTTTGTGGTTTTTGCTCAGGCTCTTCTATTCCTTTTAACTTTCGCAATTCCCTTTCCATTTCCTCAATTCTTCGTCTCAATGCCGAAATTTCATAAGTCTCTGGTGTCATGTAAAACTGTGAATGATCCATTATTCTTGTCCCCTTGCTCGAATAGCTTTTGCACAATCTCCGGGATAATGTCTTTCATACCAATCAGACGCCAATTTATCGCACACTTTTGCACACGCCTCACGTTCATCTTCAACTAAAGCATCAATAATAGTTCGTACCATACCCTCACTGAAGTGTTCCAAAAGTATTTGTACCGCTGTATCTTTAATCATTGTTGTCCTCTTGCTCTGATTTTGAACGCCATATTTTTTATATGCTCATCAGTAACTATGTTGTTGTAAACATAATCACACAATTTTGCACATTCCTCCCGCTCACGCTCTGCCACCAACAATGCAAAGCGCTTGATCTCCAACCAACGCGGAACGGGTAGATCCTTCCAAATATCCTCTCCAACTACCTCTTCCAAAATATCCGCTATTTGATCGTCATCCATTTAAACTCCTCGCCTGGCAATGCTTTACATTCCATAGAACAAAACACCAAGTAGCCGGTGTACTCTTGTCCCCGTTTAGATAATCGTTTACCTTCTTTTCCACCTCTACCCAGTCTACCGATACAAGATTGTTCTTATCAATCATGGCCGTAATTCCGCCGTTGACATCATATTCATTCATACCACCCCCTAGAAAGTAAACCCAATACGGCATAGATACCTAAAAACAAAAGCACATACTCAATCAGGTTATCTATGTGATACGTCCAGTCCGGCTTAACCCCGAGCAGTCCCCGCTGAATCCAGTCCTGATCCGGGTTGTAATGATTCTCTTTAGGCTCGTAGTACAGCCCAATCTTTACCTTCCCCGTATCAAAAGGTACTGTCTTCAACGCACGTCCTTCAAAACTCGCTTTAAACGTCTCTCCGCTATTCCGAACGACTTCCTGAATGCGTAGATGGCTTTCTCTTCTTCCATTCCAGCTTCCACGGCTATCGTTGCCAAAGCCATACTCAAGCCAGACAGAACGTCCGCTATCTCCGCCCCCTCCCTGGTCGCTAACAGTTTCAGTATGTCTACCGCTATTGCCTCTGACGGCGTTCTTTCTATCATTTCGTCTCCCCATAAACTAATTTCCTTTTCAAATCTTTATACGTCTTGAGCAAACCCTTCACCTCAAGTAACCTGTAATAGTAACCAATCTTACCTGTATTATTATATTTAGTTTTTAGCTTCTCTATACGGAAACGTAACAATAATTCACAATCTAGCATGATATATCTCCCTTATTTGCAATGGATTATACCATAGTAAGGTGTGCTAAGGTGAAATTATTTATACTAAAACTACCTAGAATGTAAGTATTAATAAATGTAGTCTAGTAATAATATATGTAGTAGTTCCCTGGTGGTGGACTAATAGGCTTTTTCGGACGAAATACTGCCTAACCCAGATACGATCTAGGTCAGGCATCTTTTCCCTGTATGGAGCCACTGAATGAGTATCCAACCGGAGCAGTCTCTGTATATATCCAACTGCATGGAGGCTTTCCGCTATATATAAGCGTCTAGCTCGGCCCCTCCACTTCTACCCGCTACCCGCAGGACTTGCACCCACGGACAAATAGAATGATCCCCCCGATTGCGCTTGCTATCTTCTTTGCGCGTACAACCTAAGTAAGAACGTTGTAGAGATGGTGCACTCCGGACTATCCCAATGGAATCTCCTCCAGCTACCCAATGCCACCTCAAAACCCGATAGACCTTAGATCGGGTAACGGCACAAAGCAAAAAACCCTTACTGAAAGATACGAGCTTTAGGCTTGGTTGCCGCATACAAGTCTGCTGATCCAGGATCTTGTAGCTTTGACGAAGCCCGCTCCTTCAGTAAGGGTTCGGGGATGTCGTTGATTCAGAACTACAACGGGTTACCAAGCCGTTGATTGGGGTAGTATATCAAAAAAATGGGACTTGTCCTATTTCCAAGTAAAAATATTTGTAGTCTTGTCAATAAAGAAAGTGGAGTGCTGCTCGCATAGCTCCAAAATAGTTGTTGGCGGCTCACATAAAGCAGTGTATTGCAACAACGTTAAGGAACGTTAACGTGGCGCTAACCCACGTTACCACCAACAAGAATGAGGACTGCACTTAAAGACGGAACACGTCCGACAGCTACGCATCGCTTCAATCCTCATACTTGTTAGCTGTTGATGGTTTCGAGGATAACGACCCTTGGGTACTACTGTTATCGGTTCAGCCACCAACAAATATGAAGACTCTGGTTACGGTTCCAGTTCGGTTAAGACCGACGATTTAATCCTCATACTTGTTAGTTGTTGGCAAAAAGGCTTACAACTGCTTATACAGTCTTTCAGGGACTGTCAGTACCTAATTACCAACAAGAATGAAGACTGCCTTTGCTACGGCAGCAGGTTGCGACTACCGCAGAGGTTTCCAGCCCCTGACAATCCTCATACTTGTAGGTGCTCCCCCAGCAGTTGTAGCTGCCGAGGGAGAAGGACAACATTTGCCCGAACAAGTATGAAGACTGCCTTTATATCTTTATCCCGTGGCTGGCCTTGTCACAGCCCTTTGGACTCGGGTTAAAGCTGGGCGTCCCCCAGCAATCCTAATGCTTCTTGGTGCGGAGCTGCTCGCATAAAGCAGCGTTTCACAACTTAGGAGGTACAAATTCACTCTTTACCGGCGCTAACCCGGTTTTCAGCTCCGCGACTTTATTATATTCAGAAATATTAATCCATTTGCGGTTAGGGCATTTTTTACACTTAACCCCCTGGCAAACACCTAGCTCTTCACATCTAGTCACCACAGAAACACGCAATTGTTTCCTCTTCTCCAAATAAATTCTCCTGTTTATTGGCAAAATTCATCATCTGAGAATAATTGGGTCTGTCACTTCTGAATGTACTTCCTATCTTTTCCTCCATCTTTGCCCACCAAATAGCTCGATCCGGCTTATTATTGATCAAAGATTTAATCTGGTTTGGACCTTTTAAAAAGCACAGATCACAGTTGCCCAGAGCAGTTACCCCATCCATAAACTTCAGGCTCAGATCAAAGTCATTTGACTGCCAGAAAGCTTGTACATCCTTTTGGGTTATGCCAGCATCCACCAGTGGAATAAGCTTGTCCTGACGCATTTTGACTGCCCTGCGAGGCTCATCCGCCCTGATGCCAACCATAGTCTCATAGTCATCCATCCCCAAGGACTTCATAAAACGATCTATGAGCAATACTTTGAGCTCGGACGTACAAAACCTAGCCACCGGATTGGGTAAGTACTTCCTAGAAGTTACAAGTTGCTCAAAGGGTAAACCATCCCGACTGGCAGTAGCGTAATCCACCACAACAAACTTAGGATTCTCTGATCTATATTCCAACCAATGAATCTTTACATTCAAATTAAGCTCGCAATCATGAACAAACTCTAAAGTATTTGGATCTTCTTTGCCTGTATTACAAAAACATACTACGGCATCAGAAGGTAAACCGCCATTATCTTGGATGACTCGGTACAGCATATAAGCTGAAGTCCTACCACCAGAAAAAGAAATAACCGTAGGTGAGTCAATTTTAAAATAGTTCATTGTTTTTTAGAAAAAAATGGGGATGCCACCAGACACCCCCAAAAACTACACTAAGGAACTACAAATGAAAGACTGTATTTTACTCACATTTTTTCAATATTTCCAAAGCCTCTTCAACAGAGTTGACAATTGCCAACATTCCACCCGTCCATTCGTTAAAGAACTTCTGCTCCGCCTCCGTCAAAGACCTTGCGCTGGGTGGCTTCTTACCATCCTTTACTTCAAGTAGTAGGGTATACCCTTGGTAGCCTACAAGTAGGTCGGGAACGCCGTCCCCCATAGTGATTATCCGCACAGTAGCCCCTGCCTTGCGTAAAGCCTTGACTATGTCGCTCTGGTTCTCATCAACTCGATTTGCGTATCTCATACAAATATTTTACAACATATTGCAAATGATTGGATATATGTGGTACATTACATTCCCTTGCAATACATAGGAGTACAAATGAAACTAACAAATAAGTATGGACTGCCTGAGACGATAGTCAACGTACTCAAGCGCCCCACCTATTCCAAAGGGAAAGCCCATATCTCTGCCACCGAGATTATTAACTCACCCAAGATCGTACAGCTTAAAAGACTGCACTGGAATGAGTTAGAGGAGGATGTAAGCTCAATGGTATGGTCACTATTCGGCTCTGCAATCCACAACATTTTGGAGCACGGGAAAGCAGATAACCATATCGTAGAGGAAAGGGTTCACGTTACCCATGATGGATGGAAGATATCTGGCGCAGTAGATCTCCAGGAGGTTTATGAGGACGGCATAGTTATCAATGACTACAAGACCACTACCGCCTGGGCAGTACAGAACGACAAGCCCGAGTGGGAGCAACAGTTAAATATCTATGCTTGGTTACTCCAGAAGGCTAAGAATGTACCGGTCAAAGGCTTGCGTATCGTAGCCATAGTGCGCGACTGGAGTGCTAGGGAGGCTAGTAACAAGGAAAACTATCCGCAAGCGCCTATCGTGATCCTAGACCAAATGTTATGGCCGTTTGAGCGGGCGGAGCTATTTATAGATGAGAGATTAAAGCACCACGGGGAGGCCTACTTTGAGTCGGAGATGGATGGTAATTTACCAGACTGTACGCCAGAGGAGATGTGGGAAAAGCCTAGCAGGTTTGCCATTATCAAGCCGGGCAATGTAAGAGCTAAAAGCGTACACGATACGCTGGAGGAGGCGCAGCATCAGTTAAACCAACTGAAGGGCTACGTTATGGAGGTGAGAGAGGGAGAGAGAACGAGATGCAACAGCTACTGCCAAGTTGCAACTTTTTGTAAACAGTATCAACAATATAAGGAACAAAAATGAAAATAGATTGGAATAATATAAGCGAGGACAGAATGCTTTTAGACATTGATTTAAATGAATTTGAGTTTATTAAGGGCGCAGTTAGAGAAAAAGGAAATAGGCTTCTTAATAACCTTGATGCTTTATTGCATTACAGGCTTAATGAATTAGAAGAAAAGCCAACACTAAAAGATATTGATCCTCAAGTTACTGAAATATTTAATAAAGAATATTCTGAGTTTAAAAACAAAACAAAAAAAGCACCATACGGCTACAAGGTAGACGGAACACCTAAGAAAAAACCAGGGAGAAAAGTATGACAGTATTTAAAAGACTACAAGAGGCTAGGGTAGAGATATCCAAGCGCCACCTTAAGAAATCAGGAAAGAATAAGTTTGCAGGATACGAATATTATGAGCTCGGTGACTTTTTGCCTACTGCTCACGAGATATTCCAAAAGGTAGGATTGTGCGGAATCTTTAGCCTAAACCAAGAAACCGCAAGCCTAATGGTTTATGACGTAGACAAAGGATATGAGCTGGGTAATTCAGTTAACTTCTTTGCTCCAACCGTTATGGCGCACAACCCCAAGGGTCAGCCCATTCAAGACCTAGGCGGTACTTTGACCTATTTCCGCAGATACCTTTGGATGCTTGCCCTAGAGCTCACAGAGTCAGATCTGGTCGATGCCATAGAGCCAGCAGGAAAGCCTAAGCTTGTGCAGATATCTGAGCCAAAGCTTACCATTGATAAGTCTACCGGCGAGATCAAGCCTCCACCCAAGATGGAGGGAAACGGAAAGGAGTGGAACTTTAAGATCCAAGCAGATGCAGATGCCTCAGCAGAAAAGTGGATTAGCGTTGTAAAAGAAGCTGCCGACATCATGCTAAGCGTTACCAAATCTAAGGAGGATGTAAATACTATATTTACAACCAACAGGAATATCTTCAACAAGCTTAAAGAACTCAGCGCGGAAGAGCATAGTTCTTTAATGAATGTATTTAAAGCCAGAAAAGAATCATTTAAGGAGTAATCATGTCTAATCAATATCCAAACAGTGGACGTTTATCATCAAACAAGTACAAAGAAGCGGGCGATAAAAAGCCTGACCTAGTAGGCGATATCACCATGACTCGCCAAGCCCTCAAAGGACTGCTAGACGAGCACCCAGACGATGAGATAGTTATCAAGCTATCCGCCTGGAATATGAGTGGCAACTACGGTCCTTGGATTCGCCTGGCATGGAATAACTACAAACCTAAGACCGAGCAGACTGCGCCCCCAGTGCAGAAACCTTTAAACATTGACTCAGAAGATATACCTTTTTGATGGACACCATTCAATACGAAGCGGTAAAGGTAGCATTAAAGCAGGATAAGACCGGCTTTATGCTTACCTTAAATGTACATCCAGATCAGATTCCAAGTGACCTGGTGCGCGACTTTGTGGGGGCGCGGTATCAGGTTGTTATGGTACGTCTTGACGGAAATGACCAACCTATGGATCGCAAGGAGAATTCCAGAGATCCAGTTAAGCTAGCCGTAATGCTTTGCAAAGATCCTGAGTTTGCCAAGTTTCTTTATGAGACATCACAAAGCTTAGAAGAGCAGATGACAGAGAACGATGTAGCCGATTGGCTAAAGCTAGAGCTCAACGTTGTATCTAGATCGGATCTAAAAAGCAATGCAGAGGCTACCCGGCATTTGTACACAATCAACCAGGAATTTAAAGCATGGAAACAAAAATGATTCCTTATCAGGTTTACCTGAGTCCGGATATACATAAGAAACTAAAGGAGGCGGCTGGAGACAGAAAAGCCTCTGGCATAGTCCGAGATGCTATTAACGCCTATTTTGGAAACACGGACGCAATAAGCGCAGGATACAACAGCGCAATAGGAGATGTAATTGACATCATTGCCAAGGACAAACTGGTATCGGGGCTAACCATTAATAGCAATCAAGTAGATATGCAGTTGATTAACAAAATCTTAAAACTCAAAAGGAAAGAAAATGGCAAGAAAAAAAGAGGGGCTTGAACTACTTCAGGCAAAGCAAGATCCATTACCCATTGAGAAGATCACAATGCTGGACTGGTACGCGGCACAGGCTATTAAGCACGTTCAACTCAGCGAGATGGAGAGGAGCGCTAAGCTTGTCTTTGACTTTGCTGAGGCTTGCCTGAATGAGCGGGCAAAGAGGATAGGCAATGACTAAAGAAGAAATAATTGATATGGCTTGTCAATCATTTGGTGGCGTTATTAAAAAAGAAGAACGTGATAATTTCATAGCCTTTGCCAAACTGGTAACAGAAAAAGAACGTGAGGAGTGTGCAAAGGTGTGTGATGCTTACGACAACGGTAGATATTCAAATGCCGCAGATTTGTGCGCTGAATCTATTCGTGCAAGGGGACAGATTGAACAATAAGCTAACAGCTAAAGAAAGAGAGTATGTGGGGATGGTCAAAAGCCTTCCCTGCTCTGTCTGCGATGCCCCGGGCCCATCAGATGCCCACCACGTTAAACAACACCGCCAGTACACCGTTGTAGCTCTTTGCAAATCCTGCCACCAAGGAGCTCTAATGGGCTGGCACGGTCAAAAACGCATGTGGGCAATGAAGAAAATAGATGAAATTGATGCCTTAAGTATTACCGTAGAGAGAATTATTAATACTTTTAGGAGGTAGCATTATAACCGTTATAATTGTCCCCCCTATAAGTATTACTTTCTCATAGACAGTCTAATACTTTCTGCTCTATAGGCTATATCAGATATCAATCCTTTAAGCCTTAAGACCTCTTCTCTTTTCTGTTCGCCATTTAAAGAAGTATTGTTTGGATCTTGGATATGGTTTAACTGTTTACGCACATTAGCCATATTCTTACTTGCAGCATCATACATTTTTGCGAGACGGATCTTATCTCCCTTCTCCTCTAAGATTTCTTGAACCTTAGCAGAATCTCCGATCTCAGCGTAGTGCCTCATATCAGCATATGCCTGGCTAATAGCTTGGTTGTTCTGATAGAAGTCAGTTACATAAGTAGACTGTACGCTGGGTAGCTTTTGTACAAATCCAAGGCTCATCCGCTTTTGCCAATCCGCATCCGCATAGACCCCGTCATTAAACGGCATCATTGCATACTGAGATGCAGTCGCTATCGTTCCGCCCATCCAGCCCATATAGCTTTTAATCATGTAATCTATCTGTACTGGAGACATTTCTGCTGCGCCGCCTGTAACGGCTCCAAGCGCCTTGGAAACGCCTCCTAGACCCTTGGCTAGAGCACTGGTTTCGTTGGTCATACGCTCTTGTTTAGATAGCCTCTCCATACCCGCAGTTTCAATAGGAGCATTGGTAAAGGAATCCTTATTAGCGTATACGTCAATCAGCGGTTTAAAGAACTGCGGAGTAGGATCTAAAGAGAAAGTCTGAAACACCATGCGCCCAATACTCTCACCAAATCTCTTACCCTCTACGTCCTTATCTACGATCTGCTCCAGCGAACGCTCAGCCAAAGTACCAATTGATCCAAACTCAAAAGGCTTAGGAATACGGATTACTTCGTCAGTACCAGGTATCTTGAACCACCAGAAGAAATCACGATCCCACTGCTCACGTTTCTTGAAATCATCATCATCTTTGAATGCCAGATAAAGCGCCATAGATGCAAGGGATATAGCGGTCGCAACAGTCATAAACGACTTAGCCTTCTGTGCATCATTCTGACTTATCTCTTTGCCTGTAGCCGCGTTGTAGAAGACCCGTACAGTTGGGTTAACGCCGTCTCTACCAAGCTTATACAAGCCCTGTAATCGAGCATTTAAGAACGGAACGATTTGGGATAGATATCTGATAGCACCACTAGATCCCTGCATGGAGAAGTCCATCAAGTCACGCGCATGATAGCTCGCCTCCAGATGGCTATAGCCTTCATTCCTCATCTTCTCGTACAGAGCAATACGGTTGATATTCTCAGACCTATTACCGATATCTTCGTAGTTGTGCCAGATCTTAGCTAACCAGTATTTAGCCTTTTCCTTGGTGTCGATAATGTTCTCGCCATTGACTCCGCGAGCCAACAGTTTCTTAATTACCTCACTACGATTACCCTCTAGGGTAGTGCCGTAGTTAAAGACACCACCACCGGCAAGCGCTGCAATATAGACTGGAGAACCTGGTTTAGATGATGCCCATCCATCCATTACGTTCTTAACAAAGTTATTATCAAGACCAGATAGACCGGCGGCTTGGATTGAATCCTTAATTAAGTTAGATGCCTTGAAAGCTGGAGATAGCGTAACGCCAAACCTAAGTAGGTTCTTAAACCCTCTCATCATATCTAGCACCTTAGACTGCGGTCCAAGATATGTGACTGCGCTAAGGGACTCAAACAAGAACGGATCATTGATATGGAAGTGAGACTCGTATCCATCAATGTTTACTTTGACTGTCTCTCGCCCGGCAGTGGTATAGCTCTTAACTTCTCTATTACCTTCGGCATCTTTACCGACCTGTACTAGATCACCATTACCTACGATCTTGCCAGTCTTCTCGTTATGTACTGCGCCGTCTTTCCAGAAGAATCCTTCTTTTAGATTAGGAGTTACATAACCCTCACCAGACGCATCAATAATGGTTGTGAGAGCGGCTTGGTTCTTCATGGAGGCAGATAAGATATGACTCCAGTTTCTAAGCGTATTCTCCATAAGATCTGAGAATGGCTTTTCACCACCACCTTTTAGCATCTTAGAGAACTGCTGATTAGTCATGCGTGAGGCGGTACGGATAGACTCAATCTTCCCATCTTCCATCACCTTATAGAAAGGAATGTAGAACGCATCATTGGAGAATCTGTCATAAGCCTCTTTGTCTATGAGGTTCTGCTCCAAAGCAATATCCAGCACCGACTTATTCAGCGCCATCATATCCTTACGCACTTCCTCATAAACCTGGGCGCGCGGTCTGCCATTGATATCGCCCTTGAGGTACTCATCCTTCTTAGACACAAGCTTAGCAAGCAAAGGTGTACGCTTGTGATCGGGCAACAAAGCCTCTCTGTTAAGCGCCATCCACTGCTGGAATCTATCTACTTCTCTACCAAGCGGTGCTAAGGTTTCAATCAATCCCTTGAGTTTCTGACCATTTTTTCCTTCTGTAAGAACTGTTAAAGCCCCGTCATCCAGACCTGCGTGGCCATTGAACAGTAGGCCTTGCAACATACCATCTGTCGCAGTAGATAGTCTAGCTTGCATGTATCCTCTCTCAGATACATCTCTAATAGCGCGGAACTGGTCAACAGTCTTCTGGGCAAGCATTTTCCAGAAGTGATCTTTATTCTCCTCAATCCTATCTACGATTGTCTTATTGGGGGCGTGGAATATAGACTCAGCCTCCTCAATTGTAGAGCTAGGCATACCCTCAAAAGCACTTCTATCCATTGGGGCGCGGTTCTGCAAACTAGCCCTTAGCTTTTCCTTAGTATTGCCCGCCAAGTCAGCCATAGTCTGCATAGCAAAGGTTTCCTCTCTAGGTAAGCCCTGCTGACTGAATAAAGTTTCTTGCTGACCATAAGAAACCTTGCGGTTATCTGTATCTATGGTTGGCTGTGCTTGCTGACCCTCGGGCTGCATTAGAACGCCTTCTGTGGGTGCATTGCCGGCACGACCAGGAACATCCTCTTCGCCGTAATACTCTAAGTTACCACGAGCAAAAACTGAATTGCCAGTCGTTGTAATTTCGTCCGCATACTTCAAAACCCGTCCTGCGGCATCCCTAAATAAATGCTCTCTCTTTGGGTTAAACCTAAACTCAACGCCATCAAAGTTAGGGGCGGTATCAACATATTGACCATCGGCACTACCCATAGGCTCTTTTGTCTGAGCTCCAGTAGCTATGCGCTCCCTCTTTGGTTGGTTGATCTTAAAGAAAACATTCCTCAAGGTTACGCTTGGAGCGTACTTCAATACTTCGCCATTGTAGAAACCTGCTCCGCCCACATGGGTCTTTTCTTTACCCTCATGGATAGCTTGAACTGGCACTCCGGTGCTCTTTAGAATATTTAAATCTAAACGCACACCAACATATTGACCATCTTTTAATTGAATATTCTTATCCAATATTCTTTGACCGGTCTTGGTAGATCTAATAGCATCATCAGCCTTTTCAGGATTAACTGCTTTGGCTTGCTCCGCAGTCCTTCTTTGGTAAAGCGGAGAAGTCTTGGCATCAAAATAAAAACCAGATCTTCTGCTCTGCAAATTGTCTACTATGTGCTGAACTTTCTTGGAGAATAAAGACTGCTGAACCATTACCCCGGTTGACGGTTTTCCTAGCGCATAGCCCTCCTTCATCATTCCATTCTCTAATGGAACTAAGGAGTCATCTATCAAGGATTCTGTGGTTCTAACCAGTCTGTCCAAAGCGGTTTCAAAGTTTTTAGCAATCCCAAGAACCTGACGTACCAAACCAATGATGTGAGAAAAGATTGTTTTATTTCCTATCTTAATATCAGATAAGAATTTCTGCATTCCTTTATCCGTCATGCCCCAAGAAATCAGCTCATCAGGATCTGATAAAGCATTGTTCATGCGCTTGTAGTAGTTCTGAAGGACTGGAGGAAGATCAGCGCCTTTATTCCTTGCTATCTCCTCATTAAATTTATTAATAACAGTTTCATGCAAGCTTCTAATTTCTTTTACTAATGGATCTGTGCTACTTAAGAATCGCATCTGACCGCGAGTAGCGGCGTGGAGTAATTCGTGTAGCACCACTGTATAGTCCATGCCAGACGGAAATCCAGCTTGATTCTGTAGAACTGTAGCGCCATTTAACTTGATAGAGATAAAAGTGGGTTGCCCTTCTTTACCCCATATAAAGTTAGTTAAACCTCTGGCACTTCTAAGATCAGCAGTCCTTGTATTACCCGAAGCTACTTCAAAGTTATATATTACTCCGGCCTTTTGCATAGCCTGGAGACGGTTTAAAACCTTCTGAGCTACAAGCCTAGCAAAGCTATTTGGAGCATTTGTAACCGCCCACTGGGCAGCTTGGATAAAGTTTTTACCTGTGAGCTCTTTCTCAATCTTAGCCTCTTCGGCAGACACCGCTGGCTTGGAACTGGTATCTCTAGACTCTAAAGTTTCTGGTTGATTACCCAGATAATCCTTAACGGCAGAAGTCAAGAACTGATGATACATATCCTCAGCCTGATTTTGCGTTTCTCCCCTTGTATACGCCTCATTCTCCATGTGGCTTGTATCAATGCCTATTTCCTTGGCAAAGCGTACAAGGCTGTCTAATGGCTCATTCTCTAGATCATCTTCGTATATTGGTCTACCATTTAGAGTGGCAAGGAGCAGTCCTTTTTGGTAGTCTTGATATTCCTCTTCACCTCTTTGGTTTAAGGATTCCTCAATATGCTCTGGCTTTTGTCTATTCTCTTTGATGGCTTGTCTAGCATCTTCGTGATCACTAGGGTCTAAGATATACCCAGACTCATGCAAAGCCGTAGCGGCTTGATCCATCCGCAATCCTCTGTCGGGATTATCCTTGCCGGCATATAACCATGCGCCACCAACTTTAACATTGGGTACATCTTTATGCCCCATATCTGATTTCTCATCTGGGTGCAGACCACCTTGAGATGCTATAAAACTTTTAGCCCCCATCTTTTCACCGGCGGCAGTAGTCTTTCCTAGATTGCGCTTATTTTTATTTTCAGCATCTAGTTGAGCCTGTGTCTTGGGAGTTAGAACAAAACCATCGCCAATCGGCAATACTCGCATCAATGGTTGTAATTTCTTAGCCTGAGCAGCCTCTTCTCTTGATTTGAAAGGAGTAGCTCCATCTTGCACTAAGCCAGTAATAGGATTGTGTAAATCATCATACCCAGTAATCCCTATGTTCTCAGGATGCTCAGATGACTTAATCTCAGGCGTTGTCTTTGTGGTTGTAACCTTTGGAACCGTCCCATAAACCTGATCCCAATGCTCATCCTCAATTCTCTTTTGTCTGTCTTCCCACTTCTGCATCCACTTATCTTTTGATGAAGCCTTCCTTATTGCCTCTTTTTGTTCTAGTGGAGACATAGCGTCCCAAGCTTCCTGAGCCGTAGGAGGAACGGGTTGCATGGGTGTATTTTCTATCGGAGGAGCACCAACAGCCTGTAACGCTCTGTTGCGCTCTATCCTATCCTTAATTGGATCTGAACTAAATACAGTCTTATTGATCTGTGTAACTGCTTTTTTCTGCTGAGATTGCGCCGCTGCTTGCTGAGCTGCATCTGTTTCTCTGCGTTGACCAAGCAACTGGCTATTCAGGTTCTGAGTGCCAAGTAGCTGAGACATCGGCGTATTAGTCAATGACTCACCGAGCTGAGGGGCTTGTTGTTCGGCAGTCTGAACGGCAGGTGAAACGGCAGTCTGTAAAGCACTTACCTGCTGTGGTTGTAAAGCAGCCAATTCCCTATTCTGTATCATCTGATTCATCATAGGATCAGCGTGATACTGGGTCTGCATGACCTGATTAATCTTTGCTTTTCTCTCTAACTCAGCTTGTTTAGCGGCTTCTGCCTGTTGATCTCTAGCTGCATTCAAGAAACCCATCTGATTAACTGGACCGGCAAATCCTGGCATATTGCGGAAACGATCCGCTTGGTCGCCTTCAAATGCTGGAGCATAAGGAGCTTGCTCGGCAGGTTGCTCTTCTTGCACTGCTTGGGCATTTTGTGGCTGAGCAACTGGGGCTGCGTTCATGCGAGTATTGATACCGCCAATACCACCTGGCACTATACCCATAGCTACCGCCCCACCGGCAGTATTGATATATTCATTAATAGCATTTTTATCTGCTAAAGGTAATCCTGCGCCGTAACGCTCAGCGGCGGATTGTAATAGCTCAGGGGGCACTTCTTTTGCTCCTGTAGCCAACATTCCAGCGCCAACATCTAGGAATAAATTTCTAGTTGATTTTGACCCAATCCCAGATAAACCATTTAAGCCAACTCTTTCGGCTGCAAAATCAGCCAATGTATGTACTGCAACGGCAGGGGCTAGTTTAGAAAAATCTATCTTATCTGTATCGTATCCAGCCTCTTGCATGGCTCTACTTGTTGGCTCACCAACTCCATGAAATACAGCTTGAGCTCCTGTACCAGCTATAGATCCAAGCGTGGACGCGCCTGATCGAGCATACTTAGATAGCTCTTCTTTCTCAAGTGTTTTCTTAGCCTCATTCTCTACAAAGGTTTGAGCTGCTAGTTTAGCCGCATCTTTGGTAGCGCCATTCTTTAGTTCAGTCTCAAGTACTTCCTTGGCTGCATTCTTAATGCCCTGCTTAATCAATGACTTATTTAGTATTGGAGCTAATGCACCTTCTACTGTACC